AGCAGCCAATTCAGTCGCACGATGTTTGTCGTAATACACGGAACGTATTATATTTAGTGTCTTCAGTCGTATTGTTTATTGGTGTGATTTGGTATCTAAAATTAAAAGCTTGAAATTAAACACTCGCACCCCTTGTGAGATCGAATGATTTCTTTCGCCGTAACCATCGCGTGATCGCGTCCCTTACACGATTATCGGGTCCAAGTGTGGATGATTCTATCACACTCAAACCATTACACACATCGGGTTTATTTTCTTTATTAGGGAATTCTTTATTAAATTCACATATAGTGCGATATGGTATATCCGGAGCTTCATCCAATAGACGATCATATTCAATGCGTTGTTTTTGTACAAAGTCTACGGCATCGGTTCTATGTTCTATATCTAAAGAAAGCTCCATGTCTATGTTTCTGTAAAACTTTGAATATTGGATAGACATGACCGAATGTGCTTCCATCATGGTTGAACTGTTACTAAATTTAGATATGGATGTCAATATACCAACAACTACATTTAAAAAGGCAAATGTATATTGAAAAATGATAATGTTTCTCTTCATATCTGGCGAAACATTATCATCACTTGGATTAAGTACGGCAAACCCACCTACACCCGTTACAGATGATATTATGATACATGGGTACGTGAGTGCGTCTGTGAGCCACTTATAGTGCATCCTCGCGTGGTTATGTAACCATCTATAACCCGCCGCCCTCTCTGCCCAGCGCCTGAGGAGTCGCTCTTCACGTTCACACCAATGGTGGGTGTTCATTATTTAACGCGGAGAAATTAAGTGCTTGACGCCTCGCGAGACGGTCGACTTCGTTGTTCTTTTCATTCGTGGAGTGTGCCTTGACCCACTCGATCGTGACACAAATGTTTTGATTCATGAGCTCTAGTAAGCGCACCCATAATTCTTTATTGGCGACGTCATTACCAGTACTTGTCTTCCATCCATTTGAGACCCATTTTTTAGACCACTCCGTGAGTCCCAATTTTACATACTTACTATCCGTGTAGATAATGACATTACGTTCATTTAATTCAATACACTTTTCGAGAGCCCGAATAACAGCAGTCATTTCCATGATATTATTCGTACTCGTGCGAAATCCACCTTCGAGTGTGAAGTCTGGATCGTAACACTTCGCCGCCCATCCACCCGGACCCGGATTATGTAAACAACTGCCGTCTGTATATATTTCTATCATACTTACACGTGTATCGTTTTTTAACTTTAATATGCATTCGCTTTGTAGCCGTATCCACTATTACTTGATATGGATTGCGTATTAAGAGGTAATTGGTTACCAATGTTGCGATTATAGAGAGGCATCGGTTTATAGGTATTCATTTTAGCTGTACCGTTTTTAGTTTTATCGAAACGCACGAAATATACGATTGCCAACATGAGCACCACAACACCCACACTGACTAGGATGACACCCATATTAGATCTCGCGGGTTGTGCACGTTTTACCTCTTGGACTTCGGTGACTATGACTGGTTCTACTGGAAGTTCTGGTTGTTCCGGTTGTGATTCAGACATGTTTATATTATGTACACAATAAAATTTAAACACGCGGTTTACGTTTTAAATTTTATGGTTTGATTTTGTCTATAATTAATTAAACTAAAACGAATTTAGTTGGAGAAGGCGAGGCCACCCATACCGGATTGGATGCGGAGGACGTTGTAGTTGGTCGCGAACATACGGAGCGTGGTTTCGGCGATACCGGACTTGGCCTTGATAGCGACTTGGGCATTGTCAATACGAGAGAAGTTGCACGTACCGGTTGGTTGGTGTTCTTCTGGCTTGAGCGCGAACGAGTACGCGTACACACCGGGCGCTGGGGAGCCGGAGTGGTGAACGAATGGTTGCACTTGGTTGAAGTACTTACCGGATTGTTCCTTGAATCGGTCTTGGCCGTTGAGGACCAATTTGAAGGTGTCCAAAGTACCGTTGTCATCTTCGGAGAACTTGGCACCTTCGCTGAGCACGAGTGGGGCACCAACGAGCGAATCGGAGATGAAGCAGTTAGACACGGTGCCGCGCGCGACGTTGGAAGTGACGGTCGCGTGGGCGTTGGCGGTGCGCCAAGAATCGGTACCGTCATCGAGGCAGAAGACGAGTTCCTTGATTGGGTGGTTGTACGACAAGCGCTTTTGCACTTCGGTACCCGCGGTGACGGAATCGGTACCGGTGTGTTGCACTTGCTCGATGAGGTATTCGTGACCCTTTTGGGCGAAACGGCGTCGCTCTTCGGTGTCCAAGTAGATGTAGTTCGCCCAGACCTTGAAGGTGGAGCCGTCGGTGACGGTCGCGAAGGCGCTCGACAAATCGAAGTCGAGACGGACTTCGTGGTATTGGAGCGCGATGAGTGGCAACGCCAAACCTGGGTTGCGGTTGAAGAAGAAGATGAGTGGCAGGAAAATCTTGTCGCCCGCCTTGGTCGCGGTCGTCATCTTACCGTAGTTCGCTTTCTTGGATTCATCCAAGTAAAGCTCGGAGTACAAACGCCACCACTTTTGGTAGTGCTTGTCGATGCGCTGACCGCCAATGGACAATTCAACATCCTTGACCGCACGCTCCGCGAGCCAGGCATCATCAGTCACGGCGGTGGCACCGGACTTGAGTTCGACGTACATGTCGGCGACCAAATCCCCGTTACGCGCGACGGTGACGGAAACGCGGCCATCGGCACCTGGGGTACCGTTGACGGTTTGTTCGATGTTTTCCATCGCGAAGTTGGTGTGACGCTTGTACACCGCTTGGAAGAAGGTAACCTTTGGGTTACCAGTCAAGTAGACATCTTGGGCGCCATAGGCGACGAGTTGCATGAGACCACCGGCCATTGTGAGAGTTTTTGTACTATATACGGAGAAAATAATTTCGCGAAAAAACTCAGTTTGATTTTTCCTGGAGTATTGTATAAATGTCTGATCAAATACAAGTCGAACCAACACAAGAAATATATGAAACTGATTCCGAATCCGAATACGAGACCGAAAGTGAACTTGAAATTCAGATCGACGAGGATCAAGATGGGTCACAGCCACAGGAATTCGACGACGAAGAAGAAATTCCGGAATGGACGATCATGGGTGAAGACGATGTTATCGGTCACATCACCGATGTCGCGACGTCCCTTTTTTCAACGGAAGAGGGTGATACAGTGTGTAGCGCATTAGTATCTATATCTAAACAAATTGAAACCCAAAATAGGATTATGGTCAAAATATTGGCTCACCTCCAAAAAAGTACTTAGAAAAATAACCCATGGGTAGAACAAGGAGCTGTCGATGATAGAAACACATTACATCAATCACGATGCAAATCCGACCGAGACGAATCAGGTGATGTGGATGAATCACATCCAGGGTCTCAATCCGGAGCAGCTCATTAACCTTTTGACCCAATTGGAAGACATGTGGGACATAATGAGACGTGATGATGAAGCGGTATCCTTCCAACTGGGTTTTAAAAATTTCTTTACACCCAACGAACTTAACCATGATTCCGGTTTACCGATGACTAGCATAGATATCGAAAGTATTTCTGCAAAACACCAACGCATGAATTTACAATTAGGACAATTATATCACAGAGCAAATGCTCTGAAGATTCTTGATCTCGATGACGGTGATGATATGAAAATATCAACTCGAATTAATCGTTTGATAGACCAAGTTGACGACGCGTGGCAGATTGTATTCAGACATACACGAATCTACGAGAGAATCAACAACCCAACTTATATCCCCATAAACCCCGAAACAGACCCATCTATATTTAGGTGTTCTACATTACCGTCTTCTCTGGATGAATTGAGCCCTTATCAACAGGCCATATTGACCATCTTGAAAAAACTTTATGAAAACAACATAAAAAGATACAAGGGGCACTGTTGCAAACAAATTCGCACGGAAGAAGGCCACGATACTCGAGCTTGGAAACAGGAACACAGAATACAGGACTACGTATACGGTGTAGCGCAGAAAGAAACTGAATTTGAGTTATGGAAAAATCTTTCGTGTAGGGGTTCTGCATATTCCGATGTGATCCGTCATTTAACGAACTGCAACGACATGCAATTTCCAGAGATTAAACGTAACAGACACGTGTGGTCTTTTAAAAATGGGGTTTTCGTGGGTAAAAGTTGGTCGGATAAGACTGCACTCTATGAAACGGCATTTTATACATACGACTCAAAAGAGTTTGCAAACTTAGATCAAGCTATCGTGAGTTGTAAATATTTCGATACTGATTTCGAAGATTACTCGTATACAGAAAAGTGGGAAGATATACCGACTCCATATTTTCAGTCAGTCTTAGATTATCAGAAATTTGATTCCGAAGTGTGTAAATGGATGTATATCATGGGTGGGCGTTTATGTTTTGACGTAGGGGAATTGGACGGGTGGCAGATCATTCCATTCTTGAAGGGGATCGCGCGATCCGGGAAATCGACACTCATCACAAAAGTGTTCGCTCTTTTCTATGACGTGGATGATGTCCGGACATTATCTAACAACGTGGAGAAGAAGTTCGGTCTTTCTTCGATTTATGATGCGTTTGTTTTCATTTCACCCGAAATCAAGGGGGATATCTCTTTGGAACAGGCGGAATTTCAATCCATTGTATCCGGGGAACAGGTATCTTGTGCGATTAAACATGAAAAAGCGAAGACGATGACGTGGAAAGTCCCAGGTGTATTGGGTGGAAATGAAGTTCCCAGTTACAAAGATAATTCGGGGAGTGTTCTGAGACGTATGCTCACGTGGAATTTTGGTAAACAAGTGAAAGATGCCGATCCCACACTCGATAAAAAGCTCGAAGCTGAGATTCCTATAATTCTTCAAAAATGCATTCGTGCATATCTAGAATACGCACAAAAGTACGCAAACAAGGACATATGGAACATAGTCCCACAATATTTCAAAGATGTACAAAGACAAGTCGCGACCGTTTCGAGTACGCTCGAGAACTTTTTACAATCGCCTTACATCAAGTACAGTCCAGATCTCTGCTGTCCTCAAAAGTTATTCGTTGAAAAGTTCAACGAACATTGTACCGCGAATAACCTCGGAAAACCGAGATTCAATCAGGACTTCTATGCGGGGCCTTTCAGTCAGAGAGACGTGGAAGTGCGTCAGCACACCGCATTATACCGAGGTACACCATTCAGTATGCAACCGTTCATATTTGGTTTAGATATAGTTAATGATACCCTCGTATCAAACGAGGATGATGTGTAATAAAAATATACAATTACATTAGATATGGAGCGTCCGCAATCCCTTCAGAGTTTTATAAAAAACTCAGGAGTTGACGTGAAACGCGCACAGCCAGCACCTGCGTTTCCCACGCGTCTTAAAAACACGGTGATAAACAATCAGAACATGGGTGAATTTGCGCAATACGTGACAAATAGCAATAGCAATAACGATAACGCGTATAATACAAATTTAACTTTGAGTGGGCTCAATTTGGGTATGTTTAACGCGACGGTTAACAAAAACTTCGATGCCGAATCGCGTTTAGATTTAAAGTATATACTGCAAAAAACACCACTCGGGAAAACATCCATCGGAGAGGGTTTATCCATAGACACCAAAGAAATCGTTGGTCTTTATGGAAGATTCAAAACTGGATTTACTCACACCAAAGAATATGGAAAAAAGGGTGACATAAACGCAAATTTTTTTACTGTTCAAGTAAAATTTACGCTCACGAATGGAGTTGAGACGAACGGCGGAACGGCCAATTTTTACAAAAATGGCAAGATACGATTTTCGGGTGGTTTCGTGGGTAAAGATTCGCAAATTGAAAATCAACCCGAACTCATTCGCCGATTTATCGTAAAAAAATACACGCGCGGACAGGCATTTTTATACAACCCATTTGAATACAATAATTTAAGTGGTCAATTCAGAATAAATGGTATTATTTTGGATATGATGCGTCTGAATTCTAAGAGTCAAGCGTACGGGTTTAAATCAAATTATGAACCCGAGCTTTCTCCGATGATGTACGCGGTTTATGAAGGTCACAAATACATAATAGCGAAAAGTGGCGCCATACAAATATCGGGTGCTAAAAATCCAAAAGATTTGAATGCGGCGTACACAAAGGCGACTAGATTTTTCTCGATGTTGAAATCCAAAGGTGAAATAAAAATTACAGCTGCTATACCCAATAAAACACGCAAAGTGGTTTCTAAAAAAGCCACCACGTGTCCTAAATCGAGACGACCACCGTGTAGTCAGGGGTATCGAGCCAAGAAGAATCCACAAGGTGACGAGTGTTGTTACAAAATACCAAAAAAGCAGACGGCTCGAAAGTCTCCGGTGAATGCACCGAAGATCACATACGATAAGAACGGTAAAGTGATGATAGGTAAGAAGAAATGTGAAGCGTTGACTAAAACGACTCTCATACAAATGGCTAAAAAACTGGGTGTTGTTGGAATAAAAGATAAGAATAAAAAGGAAAAACTTTGTACTATGATTAAACAGTTCGATCTAGGAAATTCAAACTTTAAAGTCGGAGATAAAGCGTGTGTCGACTACAAAAAGAGTGACTTAGTGGCAATGGCATTAGAAAAAGGTATAGAAGTCGATAATTCTGATACCATAAAAACCTTATGTGAAAAACTTAAGATCAAACAAACTAAAAATCGAAAGGAACAAGCCAATAGGACTCGTATGAACAAGATGATAAACATGGAAATCAAACGAAACGCCGAAGTAGAAAAAATAGAAAAAAAG